TGATCCTACTTTTTCTGTTTCTCTGTTACCTTCATTATTTCTAGTGTAAAGAGTATTTGTAAAGTATAAGTTTCCTTCATCATCAACTTTAACTGCTAGGCCAGAATATGTCGTAGCCGTTGCGGCTGTTGGGCCATTCATATGAATTTCAGTTGCAGTTTCATTGTGATTACCAGCACTTTTAATTTCTGTATTTCCTGAAGATCCGTTTATTTTAATAGCAGTTAAATATGTTGCAGAAGATTGTAAATGAAATTCTTTTCCAGAAGTTAGTGTTGTTGCATCAACAGTTTTAATGTTTAATGCACCTGCTACATCTAAATTAAATGCACCGTTAACAGCATTTAGAGTATTTGTAGTATCGCTAGGTTGATTGTCAGTTGTTTGGTGTGTTTTTATGTTAATATCTCTGCCAGACTCAATATTTAAGTCTCTATCTGCACGTAGGTTTATATCTTTATGTGAACGTATACTAATTGAGTCATTTGCCCATACGTCTATTTTACCTGCATCATCAATTTCAATCCACCCAGTACCTTTTTTATTAATAATATAAACATTTCCATTAGTTTCATCTAATAATATTTGAGCACCAGATTTAGTTCTTAATCTAATTAATTGTTGATCTCCATCATCCATTACAAATTGATTAGCATCTGGAGTAAGAATACCATAAACCTTTGATGGTGATTCACGCCTTGCAGACGAACTTGTTAATCCTCTGGTTTCGTCTTGTTCTAAACCCTGTTCTTTTAAACCATTAAAGTGTGGAGTATGCGAGGGGCGTCTAACATTATCTGTAGGAGTTTGTCCAGTTTCATCTCTAGTAACTGTCCAGTCGGCACCTTTTGCTTCATCGCTGGCTTTGTTATATTCTGCTACAGGAACTTCTAATGTTTCACCATCATTGTCTGTAAATGTTTTTGATCTAGCAATACCAGGAACCATATGATTCATAAATGATTGATACATACAGCCAATTACAACACCTCTAGCAATATCTCCATTGATAAACATTACTAAAACTTTATTTCCAGCATCTGGTGGAATCATCCACATTCCGTATGATTTTTGTGTTCCACTAAATGTTTTATCTAGTGATTCTTCACCTGGAGGAGTTGGATCTCCTGATGCTACTGTGTCTTTAATATTTGTAGAACCAGCAAATGGTGAACTCCACTGCACAGTAATATCTAGATAGTTTTGTGGGTCATTGTCTTCAATAAAATCAACGTTACTGTTAGAATTAATCAATCTAACTTTTAATCTTCCATTTTTTTGTACATCTTTACTAGATACAACAATTGCTTCATATATACCATCGTAGGTGTGTACATTGCCAATTCCTTTTAGACGATCCATAGCAGGATGTCTTACATTTGATATTGATGCTGATTTGTGTGTAGCCATTTTTAACCTTTATTCTTGATCCAACACTATATCAGTGCGGGGATCTTCTTCTTTATATTGCTCTAATATACTTATGTCTGTAATAAATGCTTCTTTTACACCTTTGATATTTTGTATAAATTGACCACCTGTAAATGAATTCATAATCTGTACCACAGCATATATACCATTAAGCATTTGTTCTTTTCCTTCTTGGTTAGGATTTGCTAATCCTGTATTTGGATCAGGCTCACCTGCACTGGTAATTGCTCTAAACAATAGATAGTTTTCACCTTCATGGTAACTTGCTGATCTCACAAAGTCCGGATCTCTTTCAGATTCTAACCAAAACGGGTCGCCTTTGATGTCCATATCCATTGCAACTAAATCTGCTTCAAAATCTGCCAATGATGATTCAATCACTGAATCAAAATGTCCTTTACCAGGAGATTCGCCTTCTGCATTAAACTTATTTCTGTAGTCATCTGGTACTGCTCCCCACATGATCTGAAAAGGTTTTTTGCTAGAATCTATAGATTCTACTACACTGTTTCTGTCAATGGTTTCAGCATATTCTTTGATATCAAGGTTGGTTATTGATTTATCAGATGTTTGTAATATTTCGTTACTGAGTGTTGATTGTGTACTTAAATTTCTTTTTTCAGTAACAGTGTCAGCATCTTGTAAAGACTGTGCTAGAGAGGCATCACCTTCAAAAGTACCGTCGTTGACTCCTGTAACATATAAATCGATTAGTTTTTGTCTTTGGTTTTGAAATTCTGTATAACTTGTATTATTATCTAACTCAGCGGCTAAATTTTGTTGATCAGCTGGTAGCTCTAGGTTACTGGATTTGTTTTTTAAATAATTTTTCCATGCATCACGTACTGCACTCTGTTGTTGTTTAAAATCTGCTAGAGTTTGTGCTGACTTAGATATAAATTTTTTAGTGTCTTCACTGACTTTAGAATATATTCCCCTGTAACTGTGTAGTGCAAAGAAAAATTGATTGTTATATTTTATATCAAATCTTAATATTTTGTCGTTTAAACCTGTAAACAAATAATCATATCTTTTGAGCAGTGCTTTGTACGGTCTTGATTTGCTTTGACCAAGATCTTTGTTTATTAGAGCATTGATTTTTTCTTTTTCAACCTCTTCCATTTTCCCCCAAACTCCTGGTGCAATTTCTGGACGTATTGTTGGAAACAATGATATAGTGTAATGATATTCTTTTGCATACTCGTTTCTAAGTATGTCCCAGGCTATGTTTTTAACATCAACTTTGATGTGAAAGATGTGTTTTACAAAATTGGTAACATCATCTGAATTAGAAGAATCAGCATCAGTGCTGGCACCAACATCCATTCCTTTGGCAAGTTTTTGTAGTTTTTTAGAATGCGATAAACCAAATTCTAATACTCTATCAATGCTGGTTCCTTGTGGAATTCTAAACATCATATTATCTTTATCAAACTGTACACTGTCAGATAAATTTGTAGTAACATTTTCTAAAGTGTCGGTATCAATTAGTGCATCGTCACCGATTTCTTGTCTTGACCATGGATCTAAAGTAATATAATACTCATCAAGTATGCCTTTTTCTATTGCTAGTTTATCTAGTTCATTTAGATTGATTGTTTCTGCTACAGATGATACTAGGTCCCTGACTGTTCTAAGATTGGTTAACTGTAAAGGTCTATCTGTTTTGTATGTTTTTTCTCTAAGGCCTTTGTCTCCTGCTCTTGCGGCTCTTATAGTATATGATGCTCCATTTGTATTAACACTAGCCTCTACAGCAATAATTTCAATTAAAAATTGTCTTGATGTTGTTGGTATAGGATTTACGATTGTACCGTCTAGCGGATCTCTGCCAGTAAATTTTAATTCTAATAAGTATGTTGCTTTCAACCCATCTGGTATACCCAGTGATACAGCCGAATTAACCAGTATATCTGTAAACGAAGCACTTAATGGTTGTACAACATTTATACTAAAATCTACTGCTCCGGTTAATCGTTTTCCGTTGTTGATTGGACCAGCAGTAGCATTTATCTGCACATCAACTATACTAAGAACTGTGCTTCCGGTTTCAGCAATTATAACTTTGCTGTCTTGCGGAGTCCATGCTGAAAATCCAGGTCCTTCATAACTTGTTTGTAGAATATGTTCTTGTGCAGACAGGGTGTCTCTTTCAGAAAGCATCGATAATGTGAAGTTATATGCAACTGAGTCATAATCTTGTAATATGTTTCTTTGGTAAAAATTACGATATTCTACCGGTTGAGTTTCTTGTTCTTCTTCATCTTGTTTTTGAACTGTTATGTTACTACCAATTGGAACTTTTGTAAATTTTGACGCTTCTTCTTTTGAATTTTTAGAAACTTCGTCTTCAAACTCACCGTATGATCCAAATGCATTTTTTTGATCAGAAGTTAAGGTGTTTTCTAGAGATACAAGTTCTTGTGGTGCTACACCGCCAGCATTTGGCTGTTGAAGATCTACATTAACACCTGTGCGTACATCGTCTGATGGATTCGCTAGATTGTTTGGGTCTAGTCCGCCTGGTGTTTGCTTTTTTCCGTCAAATATTTTTTTATACCATGGTTTTTCATCTGGGTTTGGTGTTTCTTGTAAAGGATTTAACAGATCTCCTTGGCCGTCGGTTTTCATAGCATTTTTATATTGAGCCATGGTAAAGTTTTCATAGATATCTTTTTGATCTTGCAATTCTAATTGCTGATTGTGTATGTTTTTAGATCTTTGGTTGTTACTTTCTAATTTACTTTCTAGGTTTTTTGATTTTAAATAATATGGGGATCTTGGATTAACTGACCTTCCGCTGGTTTCTTCAAGTTCTTGCCTAATAAGTCTATTTTCTTTTACTATTCTATCTTCTTCATTTACTAATTGCTTAAATTTCCAATCATACATGGTGTCGTTATCACTCATGTTGTAACGATCTTCATATTCAACCGAAGGAATTTTGTTTATGCTTTTTAGTGTTGGTTTTTGCCAGTTGGAATCCGTGCTGACATCTTTTTTATTTTTTTCTATTTTATTTTTTGCGTTTTTTACTGCACCGGCCATGAGTTACCTCACATTTTCTATTTTTGGAATTCTTATAGTAACACCTGCTCTAAAATCTTGTATAGGATCAATTATAACGTTTTTGTTTCTCATAGCAAACAACCACCAGTATCTTGAACTGCCATATTTTTCAAATGCTAGTAGATCTGGTCTCATATGATATCGCGATTCTATAACATATGTTTCGTCAGTACGATCATTGATAACTGATCTTTGTTGCATTATGTCAAGATAGTCACCTCTTACATTGGTTTTGCTGTAAGGACTTTGTTTATTATAGCTCGCCATTAATAATATCCTTTGTTGAGTAGTTTACCAGTTCTAAATGATTCAAGATTAAATTCATCTCTAAGTTGGCTTGGATTTGGTGCTACCATAATATCAACAAACAAATTTAATACCAAAGGAACATATGAATTACTTAGCATTTCATCAAGTTCTGCAGATCCAGATTGAAAAGATCCATCTGAATCAAGAGCTCTTCTGCCCTGTCTAACAGGAACATAATCAACATCTTGATCTAAACCAAATGCCACAGTTCTAACGTACACAGGAGTACGATTAAACATAGCATCACCATAAGCACTAAAGGCTAATTTAGGTGGCGGTGTACCTCTGTTTGGATCACTTGCACCAAAGTTTGATTTGGTTACTACTCTAAAAAAATGTATTGCGGCCATCATATATTCTGCTTCTTCTTGTGTGTGAGCACCAAATACTCCTGTAACTGTTGCTGTAGGAGACATGGTTTTTTGATAAGCATAGTAATCATAGTTTGTATGAGCTATGTCAAACTGGCCATAATTTACATTGGCATGTTGAACCTGAATCATGGGCGTATACGGAAACATTAAACCTCCAGTTTTCCACAATGGACGCAGTATATTTGAATTATCATTAGGACCAAGAATCAGTTCTTTTGCTTCATTGGTTTGTCCAATTGGTTGAATTCGTGCTCTATAATCTTTTGCCATAACGTAATATCCTATTATAGTATTATTTATTGAATCTATTATATGCGTAGTTAACTAAATTTTGTGCTTGACTTTAAGTCGTATTTGCTGTACTATTAGTTAAATATATAAGGAATTACAGTGTGGCAAAAAGAGTAAATTACCTAAACAACAAAGACATGTTGGCTGAAATACATAAGAGCAAAAACTCTTACTGTTATTATAAAAAGCCAGAGTATGCAGACTACGATATCATTCTAAGTGATGTTGCTAAAATCAACAGACTGTCAATATCACAAGCTCGTAAAAACAGAGCAGAAACCATGCTACAAGCTAAAGTAGAAGAGCTTGGTTTAAAACGATCCCAGTATGATGAATACAGAGAAGATCATTTGAATATTCCTGTAACTGATCTTGTGTTTAGAATAATGACCTACGATCACATTCCAGATGAGGATGGTCGTAAACTAAATCCAAAAACTGTAGCAGACACTAAAGTTAAATTAAATTTTCCACCTTTTAAACACTACAAATTAGATAAAAATAATAAACCATACGAAGTTGGTAGAAGTCACCATGCTGGGCACAATCAGTTTAGTTTAGACCATGGCAAAATCACTGCCAAACTAGCCAACATGTTTATCAAACTGTGTCAACGTTATGGCACAAGATCAAACTGGCGTGGCTATACCTACAATGACGAAATGCAAGGACAAGCTCTGTTGCAATTATCACAGATTGGTTTACAGTTTGATGAATCAAAATCACAAAATCCATTTGCTTATTATACAGCAACAATTACAAATTCTTTTACAAGAGTGCTAAACATGGAAAAGAAAAATCAAAATCTACGAGATGACTTGCTTGAACAGGCTGGTGCTATGCCGTCATTAACCCGACAAATGAAAAATTCAGAAGAACTAGCAAATATAGAACAAGCACAAAAAGAAGAAAACACTACAGAATAATATGACGCAGTTTTTTGAAAAAGCCGCTTGTTTTACAGACATACATTTTGGTATGAAAAACAATGCACGTCAACACAACATTGACTGCGAAAACTTTGTTACTTGGTTTATTGATGAAGCAAAAAAACGCGGGTCAGAAACTTGTATATTTTTAGGCGACTGGCATCATCAACGTTCATCAGTTAATGTATCAACACTAAACTATTCTGTGTCTAATTTAAAAAGATTAGGCAAAGCATTTGAAAAGGTTTATTTTATTGTTGGTAATCACGATTTGTTTTATAGAGATAAAAGAGAAATTTCATCAGTGGTATTTGCAAACGAAGTTTCTAATATTCAAGTAGTCAATGAATGGATGATCCAAGATGATGTTGCTATTATTCCATGGTTAGTAGGTGACGAATGGAAAAAAGTACAAAAAGTAAAATGCAAATACATGTTTGGTCATTTTGAATTACCACACTTTAAAATGAATGCTATGGTAGAAATGCCAGACATTGGTACTATTAGAAGTGATCATTTTAAAAATGCAGGACATGTGTTTACAGGACATTTCCACAAAAGACAGCACTCAGGCAATATATCTTATATTGGTAATCCTTTTCCACACAACTTTGCAGATGTATGGGATGATGACAGAGGTGCTATGTTCCTTGAATGGAACAAACAGCCAGAATATAAAATATGGCCAGATGCACCAAAATACAGATCAATTGATTTAAGTAAATTGCTGGAAGACCCAGAAACAGTGCTAGAACCAAACTCATATATTAGAGTAAAAGTTGATTTAGATATTTCGTACGAAGAAGCAAACTTTATCAAAGAAAATTTTGCACAAAATTATCAAATAAGAGATCTTGCTCTTATACCACAAAAGAAAGAAGAACACGCACAAGATGTTCAAGGGGAAGTGATATTTGAATCAGTTGATCAAATTGTAACCAATCAACTAGCAAAAATTGAATCAGATTCTTTTGACAATGCTATATTAGTAGAGTTATACAACAGACTATGATAAAAATTAAAAGCATTACTATAAAAAATTTTATGAGTGTTGGTAATACCACACAAGCCGTAAACTTTGCACACGATGGATTAACATTGGTACTTGGTAACAATATGGATCTTGGAGGTGAAGGTTCGCGAAACGGTACAGGTAAAACCACACTTATAAACGCTCTTAGTTATGCTGTGTATGGACAAGCTCTAACAAATATCCGCAAAGATAACTTAGTTAATAAAACCAACAATAAAAATATGTTGGTTACTGTTGACTTTGAAAGAGATGGACACAGTTACAGGATAGAGAGAGGGCGTAAGCCTAATAAGTTTCAGTTTATTGTTGATAACTCTATTGTTAATGAACAAGGAACTGACGAAGCCCAAGGCGAAAATAGGCTTACTCAGGAAGAAGTGTTAAGGGTTTTTGACATGAGCCACACAATGTTCAAACATATAGTTGCTCTTAACACTTACACTGAGCCTTTCTTGGCTATGAAGGCTAATGAGCAACGTGCTATTATCGAAGAATTGTTAGGCATATCTCGTTTAAGTGAAAAAGCAGAACGTTTAAAAGAACACATGCGAGAAACCAACGAAGATATGAAAACTGAACAAGCACGTTTAGAACAGGTAAAAATATCAAACGAAAAAATGGAAGAAACTATTCGCAAGTTTCAAATAAGAAGTCTTAGTTGGGAAGAAGCACACAAAAAAGCAGTAGCAGAGCTTACCAACGGAATTAAAGAATTAGAAAAAATTGATATTAATGTAGAAATACAGCAACACAAATTATTGTCACAATGGCAAGAGCGTTCACAAAAAATTAAATCATATGAACAAAATTTAAACTTTAACAAAAGTAATCTAACATCAACACAACAGTTAATTGAATCATTGAATTTGCAACTAACAAAACTTGAAGGAAAAGAATGTCCTATGTGTGAACAAGAATTACACACCGACAAGCATACACATCTAGTTGATG